TTATCTACAAACTTAAATGTTGACGATACAGGTAACACATTCGCAGGTGTATTGAACGGTCGTTTCCGTGTTTACATTGATCCATATTCTGCAAACCTAGGAGCTGCTAACCAGTTCTACATGGTTGGTTATAAGGGTTCTTCTCCTTATGACGCAGGTATGTTCTACTGCCCATATGTTCCACTACAAATGGTTCGCGCAATCGATCCTAACAGCTTCCAGCCAAAGATCGGCTTCAAGACACGTTACGGTTTGATTGCTAACCCATATGTTACAGGTACGAACGGTTACACTCCAGATGCAGATGCATTTACAGCAGCACGTAACCAATACTATCGTAAGACTAAGGTTATCAACCTAATGTAATCAACCGACAATAAGATCGGACTTTAAAGGGGAAGTAATTCCCCTTTTTTTGTCTTTGAACATTCTGGAGTATTTTGTTATTGTATGGTGTATAAATATATAAGCAACATAGGAATATTCATATGGCATTTACCGCAAACATCAGTACAGCTCAACAAAATTTTTATAATTCGTTACCTAAGACTAATGACTACCTTAGACCGAATGCATTTAGATTTAGTATTAAAGATTTACCAGGTGTTTCTTTTAATTGTCAATCTGCAAATATTCCCGATTTACAATTAGGGTTTGCGGTACAACCAACCCCGTTTGTCGATGTACCTACTATAGGCGATAAGTTAGATTTTGGAGAATTTACAATTAGATTTTTGATTTCAGAAGATATGTCAAATTATCTTGAAATGTATAAATGGCTAGTTGCTCTTGGGTTCCCTGATAATTATAATCAATTCTCTGCATTCACACAAAATCGCCCAAGTAGATTTCCGTTTGTTACTAAGACATCTGGCAAAGAAGAAGTTTTGGCATACTCGGATGGTACTTTAACGATTTTAGACTCGACAAATAACCCTAAAGTAAATATAATATTTAAAAACCTGTTCCCTATATCATTGCAAGCTTTAGACTTTGATATAGCATCAGCCACCGTAGAATATTTTACAGCTATCGCATCGTTCAAATATACTATTTTCGAAGTACAACCTTTATAATTAACTTGGAGTTATTATGGATCAACCAAAAAAGAAAATCACGCCTATGGCTTTGCCTAAGGTTCCTTCACTGCCTAAAGTGCCAACTGCGGGTAGTCCTCCCCCTTCAGACCCAAACCAAAATAAAATGGAAGTCAAACTAGATGACTTGCGTAAAGAAAGAATCTTTATTGCAACTCCTTGTTATGGCGGACAATTAACTGAGGCATACTTCAGATCAACAATTAGATTGCTTACATTTTGCAATCAACACCAAATTCCAATTGCATTTGGAACGATTGCAAATGAGTCTCTAGTAACACGAGCTCGTAACGTGCTTGTTGCTTATTTCCTACAAAGCAATTTTACTCGTTTAATGTTCATTGACGCAGACATTGAATTCCAAGTTGAAGATGTTATTAAATTAATTGCACATAATAAAGATGTAGCAGTTGGTGCATACCCTAAAAAGGGTGTTAATTGGCAACGTATTCGCGAGTCAGTTAAACAAACTGATGAAGCTTACACAGATCAACAAATTGCTTCTTTTGGTAGCGATTATGCAATTAATTTTAAATTCATTAATCGCGAACAAAAACAAATTGCTATTGAGCAAGGTCTAATTCGTTTACATGACGGAGCAACAGGCTTTATGATGATTAAGCGAGAAGTTATCGACAAAATGATCGAAGCATATCCTGATCTAAAATATAACAATGATTTGAATACTCCCCCAGAGTTAAATCCGCATTTCTACGCTTTCTTTGATACTATGATTGACCCTGTTGATAAACGTTATTTGTCTGAAGATTATACCTTTAGTCGCAGATGGCAAGACATTGGTGGTGAAATTTGGCTTGATCCTTCAATCTCATTGAACCATTATGGTTCATTTAATTTCCAAGGCAATCCTCAACAAATTATTCAAGTCGGTTAATAGGTAAATTATATTATGACATTATCAGATCTTCAAGAATCCTGGGCAGAGGATTGTAAGATTAATGAGATGAATCTTGGCCAGGAATCTGCAAGGACTCCTAACCTTCATGCCAAATATTTAAATTATCTATCATCTACTAGATTAAATCTTCGTAAAGCCGAATCAGATTATTTAAATTGCCGACGTAAAAAGTATCGTTATTACAGAGGCGAAATGACACAGATCGAATTGACTGACGAAGGTTGGGATCAATGGCAAGGAAATAAACCATTGAAGAACGAAATGGATGAGTATTTAACTGTAGACCACGACTTAGTTTTACTACAGGATAAGGTAGAATATTATAAAACAGTATTGTACCAATTAGAACAAATAATTCGATCTTTAAATAGCAGGACATGGGATATTAAAAATGCTATTGAATGGAATAAATTTACTAATGGCATGATGTAATGGCCGATATAATTTTATCTAAAAAAGATGAAGTTTACTTAAAAGTAAAATGTGAACCTTCCATCGGACAAGAATTAAACGATCACTTTTCGTTTGATGTTCCCGGTGCGAAGTTTCATCCTTTATATAGATCTCGTATGTGGGATGGTAAAGTTCGTCTTTACTCTATGTTTACTCAAGAACTTTATGTTGGGCTAAAAAGTTATCTTGAGCACTTTTGCAAAGAACGAGATTACACTATTGATTATTCCAATTATATAGAACAAGCAGATGCTGTTACATATAATCAGATCAAAGATTTTTGTCTATCTTTACAATTGGCATCTAAAGGTGAACCGATTGAGGTTAGAGATTATCAAATAGATGCGGTGTATCAAGCAATACACGATGGAAGACGGTTATTACTTTCCCCTACAGGGTCAGGCAAATCGCTTATTCTATACTGCCTTCTTCGTTGGAATTTGCAATCTGACAGAAAACAACTTATTCTAGTACCAACCACATCTCTTGTGGAACAGTTGTACTCAGATTTTCAAGACTATTCTAGTATTAATGGTTGGAAAGCCTCTGAACATTGCTATCGTATTTACGGTGGTCATGAAAAATCCAATGAGTTTGATGTGGTTATTAGCACATGGCAATCACTATATAAATTACCAAAACAATTCTTTGCTATGTTTGATGTAATTTATGGGGATGAAGCTCATAATTTTAAAGCCAAGTCACTCACAAGTATACTAAATAAATGTACTAACACTCCTTATAGAGTAGGAACTACTGGTACTTTGGATGGAACTAAAACTCACAAGTTAGTCCTTGAGGGTTTATTTGGTCCGGTGTACAAAGTAACAACAACTAAAAAATTAATTGACAATAAGCAATTGGCAGATCTTGCAATATATAATATAATATTAGAATACTCAGATGAAGTAAGAAAAGCCTGTAAAGGATTTGATTATCAGAAAGAGATAGACTTCATTGTACAAAATGTACAACGAAATAAATTTATTCGTAACCTCGCATTGAAGCAAGAAGGAAACACGTTGGTGTTATTTCAGTATGTAGAAAAGCACGGCAAAGTTCTTTATGAAATGATTAAGGAAAAAGCCGGGGAGAGAAAAGTCTTTTATGTATCTGGAGAAACAGATGTTACAATACGCGAATCAGTTAGGGCTATTACTGAAGAAGAATCTGACGCAATTATTGTTGCATCTTATGGCACTTTTAGTACTGGTATTAATATTCGAAACCTACACAACATCATCTTTTCTTCTCCCTCTAAGTCTCGCATTCGGAATTTGCAGTCCATCGGGCGGGGTTTAAGAACAAGTGGAACTAAAACAAAGTGTAAGTTATATGATATTGCAGATGATCTAACGTGGAAGAGTAAAAAGAATTACACATTAAATCATATGATTGAAAGAATTAAAATATATAATGATGAGCATTTCAATTATAAACTCGTAAAGGTACCAATCTAATGGAAGCTAATCTTTACTTTAAATATATTAAATTATCGTCAGGTGATTGTATTGTTTGTACAACTACAGATAATTACGAAAATGTATACAAACAAAAAACTATTAGTGTATTTGACCCTGTAGTTTTAAATCCAATGCGTATGCCTCGCGGAGACGTATTAGTTGAATCATATATTATGTATCCTTGGTTTAGTTTTTCTGAGGAGCTTGAATATAAAATACCGACAAGTCAAGTTGTACTTATGGTCAATATCAAAGATAGTTTAAAGAAAAATTATCTAAGATATTTGTCTCAACAAGATGATTCGGATGATTTAATGGAAGATGACTATACCGAAGACGAAGAAGGTATGATTGAAGAATTTTTAAATAATTTTGGAGATGACAATGAAAAAGAAAGCAACGACGGAAGTATTGGAAGCGCCTTTGGAAGAGATCCAAAGCTCCTCCACTAAACCGGAACCATCGCACTACGTAGATAATAAAAAATTCTTAGCTGCACTTATAGACTATAAAAAAAGTATAGATGCATCAAAAGCTGAAGGTAAAGGTATTCCACAAGTACCCAAATACATAGGTGAATGTTTTATTAAAATTGCAACACATCTATCGTATAAATCAAATTTTATTAATTATACATTTAAAGATGATATGATTTCAGATGGCATAGAAAACTGTTTAACCGCAGCTGCCAAATTTGATCCCGAAAAATCATCTAATCCATTTGCATATTATACTCAAATTATTTACTTTGCTTTTATCAGACGAATACAAAAAGAGAAAAAGCATCAAGCAACCAAATATAAAATTATTGAGAATTTGGATATGGATGCTATTATGCAGGGTAGCGATGATACAGAAGCGGGTCGCCAATTAATCGATTATTTGAAAAAGCAATTGGATAATATAGATCCCGAAAAACGAGAAACTCCTGCTCAAACCAAAACTCGTAAAAGAAAAGCTGCTGCGGATTTGGACAATAATGTTGTTGACTTCTTTCCTTAATGACATTATAATTTAGCTTTAATTACTAAATATATCATGAAACAACACGACGAAATTATGCTTATCCTGCAGGAAGAATGCGCAGAAGTTACCCAAGCTGTTAGTAAAGTATTTAGATTTGGTATTGATGCTGAATATAATAACGCTACAAACAAACAAAGATTGACGGAAGAACTCGGCGACCTCTTAGCAATGATTACACTATGCCACTCGCATGGGATAGTAGACTTTGATGAAGTGATGATTGCCAAAGATGCAAAACTTGGTAAACTTAAAAAATGGTCAACAATATATGAAACTAAAAATATCTGAATTATTTTATAGCATACAAGGTGAGGGGCGCTTTATGGGCGTCCCTTCTGTCTTTTTAAGAACTTTTGGTTGTAACTTTACCTGCGGTGGTTTTGGTATGCCGAAGGGTGAAATGAGTAATGAAAGGTTTAAAGTTGATGCTAAAATTTATAAACAATATAATGACTTACCTCTGGTTCATACTGGATGCGATTCTTATGCTTCTTGGGATGTTCGTTTTAAGCACCTTAGCCCTGTGCTATCTACTGATGCGGTTGCCGATGCTATTATTGATACGTTACCGCACAAGGAATGGAAAGACGAACATCTGGTAATTACAGGCGGTGAACCTTTATTGGGTTGGCAAAAAGTATTTCCCGAATTGTTAGAACATAAGTTAATGAAACCTTTAAAGGAACTGACATTTGAAACAAATGGCACACAGCCTTTGTCAGAAGAATTTAATGAATACTTATTTGAGGAATGGACAAACTTCGGTAGGAAGTATGACAAACTAACATTTTCGATTTCTCCTAAGTTATCAGTTTCTGGTGAATCTTGGGATAGCGCAATTTGTCCCGAGGTGGTAAAATCTTATGAATATGTAGGTTATGCATATCTTAAATTTGTAGTAGCAACTAAAGAAGATGTAGAAGAAGCGGAGGAAGCAGTAAATGAATATCGTAAAGCTGGGTTTGGCGGTCCTGTGTATCTTATGCCTCTCGGCGGCACTGAGCAATTGTATGTCCTTAATAATAGGACTGTTGCAGAACTAGCAATGGAAAAGGGCTGGAGATACTCAGACAGATTACAAATCCCATTATTTAAAAATGCTTGGGGCACATAAATAAAAGTGTTACATAAAGGTAACGAATTTCAATCATCATATCCGTGTAAGGAAGGATTCAAAAATGTCATACAATAAAACAAAATGCGACCCGGAATTGGGTTTACTAGTACATGAACATCTAGTTAAAATGGGTGTTGAAACACCAACAGTCTATACAGGTAATATGGCCCGTACAGGTAAGATTGAATTAATTGAAAGTCATTTCAAAGGCATTATGGAAACGCTTGGTTTGGATCTAAGCGATGATAGTCTAATGGATACACCAAAGCGTGTAGCTAAAATGTATGTTAATGAAATATTCTGGGGTTTAGATTACGAAGCATTTCCTAAATGTACCACTGTCAATAATAAGATGAAGTATAATGAAATGGTATGTGAACGCAATATCAATGTTCAATCAAATTGTGAGCACCATTTCGTTGTTATCGACGGATTGGCTACTGTTGCTTATGTACCAAAAGATAAAGTTCTTGGACTAAGTAAAATTAATCGTATAGTAGAATATTTTAGTAAACGGCCACAGATTCAAGAACGACTTACAGAACAAATTTTCCACACATTACAATTTATTCTTGATACTGAAGATGTTGCAGTTATGATTGACGCACAACACTATTGTGTTAAGAGTCGAGGTGTAGAAGATACCGGTAGCTCAACTGTAACTACTAGATTGGGCGGAGGATTTAAAAATGATCCTGCAGCAAGAAATGAATTTTTGAGTATTGCGAGAATGTGCACAAAATGAAACCAACAATAGCATTATTTGTTTATGATCCAAAGTGTTCTGTACAATCAAGTAATGGTCTTGTAAAGTCTTTAGAAAAACACTACAACTTCAAATTATTTTCTAAAAATATACTTGAGGACAGTTTTTTTGATAATGTTGATATGATAGCTGTTCCTGGAGGATTCGGTGATTCTAATTCTTATAATAAAATATTCAAACCTCATGCGAATAGAATAAAATCATTCATTGAAGATGGCGGAAAATATCTTGGTATCTGTATGGGTGCATATTGGGCAGGTAAACATTATCTAAATATATTAGATGAAGCTGATGCAGTTCAATATTTAAAAAGACCCGATTCTGATACACGTAGACCACACGCAAAAAATATGCCTGTTACTTGGAACGGTGAAGATATAAATATGTTCTGGTACGATGGTTGTGCATTAGTCGGTAACAAAAGAAAGTTTAAAACTATAGCCACATATTCTAACAGCGATCCTATGGCAATTATTCAAGGTAACGTTGGTCTGATAGGCTGTCATCCTGAGAGTCAGGATTTTTGGTACGATAGTTATAGTTGGATGAAGGGTAAGTGGCACAATGGTGATCACAATAAACTTCTACTAGAATTTGCAAATGAATTAATGGAAAAATAAAATGGCAATAAATGTAATGGTTGACTTGGAAACAATGTCAACAAGATCAAATGCTGCAATATGCTCTATTGGTGCAGTTAAATGGAAAGGTACTGAAATTGTAGATACCTTTTATTGCACGATAGATCTTAAAACTTGTAAAGAAGCAGGTATGCATATTTCTAAAGATACTATCAAATGGTGGTCTGAGCAAAACAAAGAAGCACTAAAAGAATTAACTAAGAATAATATTCCATTAGTCGAAGCTTTAGATAAGTTTAGGGATTGGTTCGGCACTAAGTCTTTACCTGTTTGGGGCAATGGTGCAGTGTTCGATAACACAATTTTAGCAAATGCTTATTTTATTACAGATCAAGAACCTCCTTGGAAATGCTGGGATGATCGTTGCTATAGAACTCTTAAGAGTATTTTCAATTGGATACCTGCAGATGAAAGAGAAGGCGTTTATCATAATGCTTTAGATGATGCAATATTTCAAACTAAACACGCAATTAAAATATTAGGTGAATAATGAATGTTGAAAATATTAATGCTTTCCCAACATTAGTACAAAAAATATCAGGATGTTTGACGCAACAACAATGTCACGATATTATGCGTTGCATCGACTCATTAGATATGAGTCAGCATGATTTATTTGAAGGAGATGCTGGTTCTAGTTATAGTATAAAATCTGATATATTAGGAGATATATCTAAAACTATTCCCAGCTGTTATTCTTTAAAAAATCAAATAGATATTTTGTTAACTAACTATATGAAAGTATCGGGAATTTTTCATTTTGGTATAGATAGATCTTGGTCAAATGCGCAGGGTATTGGTAGTAAATTAATTAATCATTCTCATCCTGGTAGTTTTATTACAGGTGCACTATATATTAATGTAGACAATAATTCTAGCCCGTTACAAATACATAATCCAAATCCATTTATACATCATATTGCATTAAAGGAAAAAACAAATTATACAAATGATATTTTAGAAATACAACCTGCAATCGGAGATGTAATCTTATTTCCTAGTTGGTTATTACATGGTGCAATGAAAGAGAATAATACTCCAAAAAGAGTTATTATTAGTTTTAATAGTGGATTGATATAATAGGAATTACTATGACAGATATTGAAAAAAGAATGGCAGAATTAATTGAGCCAATTGATAAACAAATTTATATGTGCGATGATAGACGCGATTTGCTTATGCTTAATTGTGCAATGTTGCAACGAGTAATTGAAGTATTCGATATGCTGGTTGGTGAGGAAGGTCGTAAATTTATGCTTAAGGATAAAGTGTGAATATTTATAAAAAACGTATTGCATTCTGTTTAAGTGATCAACACACTATACCGCATGGTGGTCTTGGACAATTCGCAAAATCTTTTGTAGAAACATTTACCCCATTGGGTTATAAGATTGATATTATAACTGATAAACCCACATCCAATTTAGAGTTTAAAGAATATTTAGAAGGTGTAGGTGCAAATTTTATTTGGTCTCCTACTGCTAGGTCTTACAGCACACATACTAAAACATTTATGTTTGAGGATTCATACAACTTCGAAAAGATGACTTCTTTCAGAGATGCTATGATGTATGCCTTAAATAAAAATCTATACGATATTATTATTTGTAATACATTAGAATCATTCCCAGGTATCTATGCTTTAAACCTTCACAAAACTGTTCAAATAATTTACTATACTCATAATGAAAGTATGGTGTTCTTAGATGATAGAACATGGAAGAATGAATTTACAGAATCATTCAATGAATTGTTTAATGCTTTGATGCACGTCAAAGGTATTACTATTGGTACACAGACTGAAAGAAATAAAAACGAATTACGCAATCAAGGTTTTGCTAATTCCTATGAGCTTCCAATTCCAATGCCTGAAAAAGAATTGTTGGAACATCATGAAAATCCTAGAGAAGGCGTTCTATGGATTGGCCGCTGGGAACCAAGAAAGAATCCTGAAGAATTTATTCGAGTGATTAAAGAGACTGGATTGCCCGCAAAGGTTATTACCAATACCAACGGTGCTAGAAAATTTGAAGAAACTCTAAAAGCAATAGGTGCTAAATATGAAATAAAGATTGGCATCTACGGAAAAGAAAAAGTAGACTTTATTACATCTGCAAGGGTAGCATATAACCCCGCAATTAGAGAAAGTTTTGGTTTAGCTTTTTATGAATGTATGGGACAGTTACCAACTGTTGCTATAACGGGCATGTCCTGGTTAAACAATTTTAGTAAGCAACACTATTGGTCAGACGAAAAGAAAAATATTCCGGCATTGATACGAAAACTATATGAGGATTTTCCTGATGCAAAAACATGGTATGCTAAAAATCCATTGGCATATATTAAAATGGAACATGCTATGGGAATTCAATCTTGGATAGATATATTTAATTCATTTAAACCTGCAGAATCAAATTCTGACAGAGCAGCAATTAACGATCATGAAACAATTAATTATTCTGATTTTATTATTAAACTAAATAGGAAAGATTTAGCGGTTGATGATGTCCGTTCTGTATTGACAAACAAGACAAAATTTAATATAATTTACACAGATGAACACACCTATCTATCTAAGGATCCAAATTTTGTTCCTAAAGAAGATAAGATAACTACTTTAGAAAGTTTATTCGAATGAGCAGACAATTAGAATATGTAATATCAGGTCCGGCATATCTCAGACTTGGTGCAGAACAATGTAATGACCCTGAGACATTGCAGATGATCATTGATATGATTAATAAAACTGTTCACAATAAAAACAATCATCAGTTCTCATTATTATATAATGGTTTTACTGAAAAGAACTTTGGTAAAAAGCTACAGAAGTTTAGACCTGCAATTAAAAATATTCATGCTGACTCGGGTGGGTTGCAGATTATTACTCGAGGTCTACAAAATACTCCAGAAACACGAGCAAAAGTTTTTGAGAATCAAGCAACATACGCAGACATTGGAATGGCATTTGATGAGATTCCTGTCAAGTCTACTTCTGCATCTGGTACATCTGCAAAAATAGATACCAAACGTAGATATGTAGATACAGATAATTTTGAGTCTTATGCTAGGCAAACGGGTCGCAATGTTAAAGATCAAATTATGAAATTTGATTCATTGAACAGTAACTGTAGACCATTTGCTATCCTTCAAGGGTCTGGTGCAGATAGTTATGCGCAATGGGCAGAATGTATGATGGATGAGGTACCTCAAGAACTACGCCATCGTATCGGTGGTGTTGCTATGGGATCAGCTGCACTAGGTATGGGACCACTTGAAGATGTTAAACGAGCATTTTATGTTACATCTGTTCCATTTGACAGACCATTTCATTTGCATGTCTTGGGAGTCGGCGCACTAAAACGTATTTTACCTTATCTGTTATTCAGTCAAACTGGTCTATACGAAGGCATAGATATTTCTTATGACTCAACAACGCATTCCATGTCATTGGATAATGGCTTGTTCTATTTCTCACATTGTAAGAAAAATGGTGCAGGTGATTATGGTGGTTCTTCGGTAAAAATGGGAAGACCATATTCTAATATCTATAGAACAGTTACAGAAGAAATCAATAGTGTATGTGGTACAGATTATGATCCAGTGGAATATCATAAATTAATGAATATTGCTGTTGGTGAGTATATGGAAAAAGGTGGCAAGTTTATAGATGTAATGCGAGCTCGCTTGTCATTCATCTTGACTAATGTGCATAATTTTACAATGGATGTATCTGAGCTAATGAATTCTAAAGAAAACTTCTTAAGATTCTGCAGAGATAAAAATTGTGAGAATGAATATTCTACATTATTTGATGTTAAGAACAACGACGATTTTTTACATTGGGAAAAACACGTTGGTAGATTTATGGACTCGGAGCCAGTTAATTCTGTAGCTCCTTCTTCACTTGAGGATTTATTCGCATGAGTATGTTTACAAAAAATAAAAGTTATATTTGGGTTACTTTTAGAAAAGAAGGTATCCATATGTATCCTGCAGCTGCAACTGATCCAAAGTTGGCGACAGGAGATTGGTTAGATGTTTCCTTTTTAGGAACACCTCATAGACACATCTTTCATTTCAAAGTTGAAATGGAAGTGTTTCATGATGACAGGGATGTTGAATTCATCCAAGCCAAGCGCATTATGGAAAGATGGTATTCGGATGGCACACTACAATTAGATCATAAATCTTGTGAGATGATGGCAAGGGAATTGTATGCCAAATGTCTTGAGCAATGGCCTTCAAGATGTTATACTATAGAAGTATCCGAGGACGGGGAAAATGGTTGTAGACTTGTTTTTGAGGAAAGATAATGGCAAAGTTATATTATATGGGCTTAGAGCCCTATGAAGGTAGATACACACTGCAGTTACAACAATGGAATGAGACTGCGTTTAAGCGTAGGGGTATTGACTATGAAATTATTCATGGTGACACTTTAGATGATTCTAAGGCAATTGTAACAGGACAAGTTCTTGATGCACATGGTCGCAGTTTTTATTCTTTGACACAGATGGCTAATCTTGTTAAGAAGATGAAAGCTGGAGAAATTAGTTCTGATGATGTAATCTTTTTTGAAGATATGTTTACTCCTGGTATGGAGGCATTGCCATATATTATGGATCAAGTAGATTATGAATATAGACCACGAGTATTTGTTCGTTGCCTAGCTCAATCTATTGATCCTGATGACTTTGTTCATGTATGGGATATGCAGCGCTGGATGGGTCATTATGAGAAAATGACTATTGACTTTGCTACTGTCTTGGCAACAAATGAAGAGATGGTTGCACATATGAGAATAGCAGGTTGGGATGCTCC